ATGGTTGGGCAACCGTTACCAAACAAGGTGAACCCTTTGACTCCGCCTCCGGCTGTTTCCCCTGCGCGAGCTGATGGAATTGCGTCACGAGCAGCACGGAGACGAGAAGCTGCTCAGAAGCGTCGTGAAGAACGTAAGGCAAAGAAGTCGAATGATTCTGCATAAGACGATAGCGACAGCAGGAAAGTTTGACTGGCTCACGGATCTTGATGTCAAGTTTCTGAACTATGTCAGTGAGCTTGGGGATGATCTCGTTGTTATTCTATACAACGATCGTCGGGTTGATATGGGAGTTACCAATCGAGGCAATCGTGTCAATGCTCGAATCAAACAGCTTGAAGCACTCGATTGTGTGGATTCGGTTCTTGTTACTAATCACGGAGCAGATTTTCGATACGCTCCATTTACGGACATTGAGCCGGATGATCTGAGTGTTGGTTATGAGATTGAGCAGTTGCGGCCGCACTTGTTTGTTACGCACCAACAGAAGGTGTGGGTTCATAATGAAAAGGCGTGTGAGGAATTGAAAGTTCCTATGCGTTTTGTGACAATGGAGGAATACTTTCCAGATGAGTGATTTCAAGTTTCGTGAAGACGAGTTGATGCAAGAGCTTCGCGAGTATATCGAATCTACCTACGGGCAACATTACGTTGGCGGCGCAGGTGGCAAAGAGGCACTTCAGATTCAGGAGTTGTTTCATTCGATCGGTATCGCTGTTCCGTTCTGTCAGGCTAACGCGATCAAGTATCTTTCGCGCTGGGGCAAGAAAGGAGGCAAGAATCGTAAGGATCTGCTCAAGGCTCTCCACTATACCATTCTGCTGATGTATTTCGATGATGATAATATGCCATCTTCGGATGATCAGTTGACATTTGTGCTTTAGTAACTATACTATACAAGAACGACTCTAAGAGTCTTTGATAAGGAAAATACATAATGAAGATTTCAAGTGAAACCATTTCCATTCTCCAGAACTTTGCCTCGATCAACAACGGGCTTCAGGTCAAGGCTGGAAATATTCTGCGAACCATCTCTCCGGGTAAGGCTTTGCTCGCGAGCGCAGTTGTCTCTGAGACATTCGATGACTTCTGCGTTTATGATCTGAGCCAGTTCCTTGGCACTCTTTCTCTATTCAATGATCCTGATGTTGTGTTTGAAGATGGATATGCTGTCATTACCGATGGCAACAGCAAGGTCAGGTATGTCTATGCTGATCCGAATACGATCGTGACCGTTCCTGATCGTGAGTTGACGATTGATGCCGCCATTAAGGTTGTCATCAAGAAGGAAAATCTCCAGAAGGCTCTCAAGGCAGCGAATGTGCTTGGGCTTCCCAACATCGTCATCGCAGGAGATGAGCAGGGAGACGTGGAGCTTCGCGCAACCGATGTAAAGAACAGCACATCAAACCAGATCGCTGTTGCTCTCGCAGACGATGAGATTGTTACCTCTCCCGGCAATTCGTTCTCAATGGTCTTCAAGCTCGATAACCTGAAGATCATTCAGGATGATTACGTCGTGAGTATTGCGACCAACGGAATTTCTGAGTTTGTCGGAAATACTGCGCGTTATTTTGTTGCAGTAGAGCAGGCTGACTCAAAGTTCAACTAAATAAACAGGATCAACTACTAAATGAGTTTGAACAATGAAGAGTTCCTTTGGGTCGAAAAGTATAGACCCAAAACGATTGATGAATGTATCCTACCGTCAAGTATCAAAGCCACTTTCGATGAATTCCTCAAGGCTGGGGATATTCCTAATCTTCTGCTGGCTGGTTCTGCTGGAACTGGCAAGACGACAGTAGCTCGTGCTTTATGCGAGCAGATTGGTGCGGACTACATCATCATCAATGGGTCAGAGGAAAGCGGGATTGATGTTCTACGAACGAAGATCAAGCAGTTTGCCTCTACGGTAAGTTTCAGTGGCGCGAGAAAGATGGTCATCCTCGATGAGGCCGACTATCTTAATCCTTCCTCGACGCAGCCCGCACTTCGTGGGTTCATCGAGGAGTTCTCTGGAAACTGCGGATTCGTTTTTACTTGTAACTACAAGAATCGAATTATTGACCCCATTCACTCTCGCTGTAGTGTGATCGACTTTCGTATCAACAATGCAGACAAGCCTCAGATTGCAAGCCAGTTTATGACTCGCATGGAGCATGTTCTGACCAGCGAGGGGATCGACTTCGACCGCAGAGTTATCGCGGAGCTTATCAAGAAGCACTTCCCTGATTTCAGGCGAGTAATCAATGAGCTTCAACGATATTCAGTCAGTGGGAAAATTGATACTGGCATTCTGGTACAAGTTGCTGATGTTTCTATCAAGACGCTGATGGGAGCCCTGCGTGAGAAGGACTTCAAGTCCATGCGAAAGTGGGTTGTTGAAAACATCGACAATGACCCGACGCGAATCTTCCGTAAGATTTATGATTCATTGTATGAATATATCGAACCGGAAAGCATTCCGCAGACTGTGGTTACGCTCGCGGACTACAGCTACAAGCACGCCTTCTGTGCAGATGGTGAGTTGAACCTTGTAGCCTGTTTGACCGAACTAATGGTGGACGCTAAGTTCAAGTGAGGAGGGTATGGGTGCATTGAAATATGTGAAGTGGCCAGTTAAATCTCAGTTCGACGATCCAATGACGAAAACTGAATGGGAATGGCTCGATAATAAGATGCGAGACTATATCACAGAAAGAGTGGCTGGATGTGATACCCAACAGGCAGTCTTTGCACTTGGTGAGTTGATGGCGGAATTGCACTCACAAAAAACAAAAACAGGTAACGTAAAAAATCAACGTAAGCTAGGCTTACAGCATGACTACACACTTTTTGTGTATGACCATTTGTTTGAAAGGATTCTTTAGTATGTCTGATTATATCTCTGAATATCGAACTGAAAATTTGAAAGATGGAAAGCTCACAATTCGTGAAATGCTTTCTATGGATATTAATTGGCATCCTCCTGGCCAGCGAGATACTGAGGCTAACAGCCCTGAACGTGAACGTGATTTCATTAGAGAAGTTATGAATTATGGTTATCTTTATAAGATGGCTATCGCTGAAATCTATGATAACAATGGTAAATTCACTGGAGAATATCAGGCTGTTGATGGAAGTCACCGATCTCTTGCTCTTCAACGATTCAAAGAAGGTTTTGTTGGGTGGACTCCTCCCTTCTCTCCTGATAACGAAGAACTCGTGTGGAGTGAATTAAGCAAGGAGGATAGGGACAGATTTTTGGATTATGATAAAATTGACATCGTAATCTACAAGGATTTGACGCCGGAAATGACTGGCGTTGTGTTCCGTAAGCTCAACGATGGAACAAAGGTCAACGAAGAGGAATACTTAAATTCTTTTAATGTGGAAATTCGTGATATTGTTCGCGTTCTTATTCGTGGCAGTAAGGCTCAGGTCAAATCTCCCGTGTTGGCTAGACTAGGGAGACATGCTCAACATCCTTTGTTTGCTGCGATGCAAGCTGGAGATGGATTAACTTCTTCACATATTAAGAGACACAAGCTGGATACTGTTGCCACTAAGCTCTTTGCTATTGCTTGGAAGAAATTGGTTGACGGCAAGAACATCTACGAATTTGTTAACAGTAAGAATCTTCGGCGATCATTGTATGTAGGCCCGAATAATACGCAAGGTCTTTGGAGAAAACTGGCGGATCGTGACGCGCAGTTGAGAGACGAATGTGTTCTTGAAGTTCTCGATATGTTAGATAAAATCTATGTCGTCATGTCTAAAGCTCCTAATGGTTTGAAGTCATTTTCGTCTCTTGCAACTTTTGATGGTATGATTCATCATATGCTTGGAATGGAGATAATGTATGATAAGCCTATCTCGAAAATTATTCGTGATTCAGGTAAGTATACTTCATCATGGCTTGCAGCACACGAAGAGTTGAAGGCCAACTTGCCCGGGAATCGCAAAAGTGAGTATGGAGCGATTGTGAGTGGTTGGTTTGGGGAAGAGTGGAGGTCAAAGTATAACCTTGTGATGAAGCACACTTTGAACAATGGCGGATTGGAATCAATGTCTATCAAGCCGCTTACTCACAGGAAACGATACTTTAACGCAAGTGATAAGACGATTGTGTGGAAGCGTCAGGAAGGAGTTTGTTTTCATTGTGGAAAGGAATTGGATTGGGATAATATGCAAGCACATCACAGCCCGATTCCGCATTCAAAGGGTGGGCCCACGATTCCTGATAATTGTGAGCTTCTTCATGTAGAGTGCCACGAGCAAATGCACGGTCACTGAAATGAGTGACATTTACAACAAGTCGTTCTACGATGAACGTATCAAGCAAATGCCGCTAATCTATGTTGGTGGAAGATTTAGTGATGGTGGTAAGTTACCGGAGGAGGATCAAAAAAAGAATCGCGACCTCCTCCGGTATCACTCTGCGGTGTTTACCAATCTCGGGTGGGCAGTTATATGCCCGCTGGAGATGGATATGTGGGCATATGATCGTGGGCTAATGAAGTACGAGGACTGTATTGGCAAGGATCTGGTGTTGATTTCTCGTTCAGATATGCTATTCTTAGCACCAGGCTGGGAGAAGGGAACAGGCACTCAAATTGAATTTGAGTTTGCCCAAGATCATAAGATTCCGATCATTCACGATCATATGTCTGCCCACGAGTTTCTACATGGCACATGGAGACGAATAGATGAAGTTGGGTGATTTTCTCACCTCCATCAATAAGAGCAAGCAGCCGTTGATGGACGAAGACGAGTTCGCGGAAAAGGAGTATCCTCCGTTTCCGATCAATCGGACTCTGAGTTACTTCTCGGATACCGTATTGTTCGCAAATGAGATGAACCGAAGACATTGGATCGACCATAAGCTCCAGTTCGATTATTTGCGAACATCCATTCGTCAGAAGAGCCGATTTAGTCGATGGCACAAAGCGAACATTGAGGACGATGTAAAGGTCATTCAGCAGGTGTATGGATATTCTTCGCAGCGTGCGATGGAAGTTGTCGATCTGCTCACACCAGAGCAAATGTCAGAGTTGCGTCAGAAACTCAACACTGGCGGTAAGGGTAAGATTCGCTAAAAAGGTAGAAACGCTAAATAGATAAAACTCACCGGAGGATCTATGGAAGCGTTACCTTATGTTTATCTGCTCGTTCACACACCCAGCCGGAAGCTCTACATCGGCAGTCGAAAACCAAAGTCGGCGAACGATCTGTGGGTTAGCTATTTCTCCAGCAGCAAGGTGATCAAGTCTATGCCAACAGACGAGTTCGTCCCGATCGTTCTATCGGAGCACAACACAGAGCAAGAAGCCAGAGAGGCTGAAGCTCAGTTACATGACAAGTATCAAGTCCACAAGGACGACCGCTTTCTCAATCAAGCAACGGCTCGTCAGAAGTTCTACACTAACGGCGCACAAACACCAGAGCATAGAAGTAAGATTTCAGAAGCTCTCAAGGGTAAGAAGAAGTCCGCCGAGACA